AGGCATTATTAATCTCATCGAAGATAATAGCAAAACAAGAATTTGGGGATTTGAACATAATGGGGAATTTAGATCTGCTGGGGATGTTATTACATCTAGCGGCAAGTCTTTAAATACCGCTGTGCAACTCAGTGATTATCGCTCTCAATGGGGAGCGACTGGATGGGTTAAATTGCCTAATGGACTGATTTTACAATGGGGTAAAACACCAGTAATTCACGATGAAAGCAGCAAAGATATTGTTTTTCCAATCGCATTCCCTAATAAGGTTTTAAATATTCAATTGACAGAAAACCAAATGAGAACAGTTGAAGCAAACGCAACACACTTAGCTGCACTTAATGTGACTAACACAAAATTTACATTCAAAATGAACTCAACCCTACCTATTGATACATCAGCAGATTGGTTTGCTATTGGATATTAATGAGGTTTAAAAATGTATTTTTACGACAAAAAAACGAACGGATTTTATATTGACGGTATTCATGAAATTCCAAACGGATCAATAGAACTGACGGACGAAACATACCGCACTTTATTAAATGGACAATCTTCCGGCAAGCAAATAATTGCCAACAAGCAAGGTGTGCCAGTGTTAATTGAGCCTCAACCAAGCGATGCGTATGAATTAAATCTCGACACGCTGCGCTGGACCATCTCGAAAGAAAAACAAGCTGAACTTCTAATCAAACAGCGTGCAGAAATTCGCGCACAAATCAACACAAAACGCGATGAGTGCGTAAATGGCGGCGTGTTTGTGCCTGAAATCAATAAATGGGTTGACACAGATGACAAGGGACGTAGTACTTTGGTTGAAATCAAGGCTGATTTTGATTTAAACGGCAAAAACAATACTTATACCTTGATTTGCGCAGATAACACCGCACAAGTTATCCATTTTGAAGAATTCAAAGCAGTATGGAACGCGGTGAAAACACTTAAAGAAAAAATGTATGAAAACGCATACATGCATAAAGTATTGCTTGAACAATCAGAAAATCCGACTGATTACAACTGGTCAACTGGTTGGAGTAAAACCTATCAGGAGCATTTGAATGAACAGCAAGCTTAAACAATACCTATATCACAACATCATTGCTATCGATCAGCTATTCAATGCCTTAACAGGTGGCGCAGCAGACGAAACATTATCAAGTCGCACATATCGGGGGGCTGTTTTAGCCGAGCAACCGAAAAAACGTTGGCGTGTACTCTATCGATTTATCAATGGATTATTTAGAGATAAAAACCATTGTAAAACCGCATACGAAAGCGAAATAAGCGGCAAACAGCGCGATTATCGGTTCAATCAAGGGAATGCAAAATGAGCAATACTATTAACAAATTGGTGAATGATGATGAAGATATTATTTTCAAATGGGTTCGCGGCGATGATGAATTTGAAACATTAATTTTCTTCAACGATGACGATACACCGATGGACTTTACAGGGAGTCAATTTGATTTGCATATTACACCGGAACGAAGTCAATCCGAAACCATTAAATTATCAACATCAAATGGATTAACGGTGAAAGACAACGAAATCACGCTGCACGTGTCGCACGATCAGACAGAAAATGCAGATTGGAAAGAAGCAGTCTGGGATTTGCAAGAAACTAATAAAAATGGATTTGTTGACACTCTTTGTGGCGGGAAAGTATGGTTAAAACGGGACGTTACTAGAGGCCGTCATGAAAATAGAGATTAAGCCGAAACAAAAGCACAAAGTAATAATCAAAAACAAACCACGGCACAAAATCACAGTCAAGAAAGGTTATGCCAATATTGGCGGTGATCTTGATGCAAGCAAATTACCAAACATCAACGAATTAATTCTTCACTACAACATCGGAGCGCTTTAATGGCAAGACAAGAATTTAATCAAACAATCACAGAATTTGCTGAATTTGTCGGCATGAAAGATAAAGAGATTGTAAAGCTTATCGGGGACATGCAAAGTCTGACAACATCTCAGAAAGAAACACTTGTTGGCGCAATCAATGAGATGCATCAGCGAATCAACAGCCTATCAAGCAGTGCGGCTGGTATTAATGACAGCGCGACAAATGAGACATCAACATTGTCAGCTAAAAAGATATTTGAGCTTTTAGACAAAGCGAAATCTGATGTCAAAAATGAGTTATTGGGTGGCGAAGTAGATGCAAGCATTGATACTATTAAAGAGCTTGGTGAGATGCTAAAAGGCATTCAAACAGGCGAAGATGGCTTGAACAAACTCATTCAAAAAATCTCACAATCCAATGAAGCATTAACCGCACTTAATCAAAAATTCACCGCTCTAGATGGCGTAAATTTAAAAGAAGCTTACACTAGAGGCTACAATAAATAATGACATTTCAAACTGGCGTGACTGAATTCGCTGAATTTGTCGGCAGTGAAATTAAGCGAATAGAAAAGAAAATTCCGACAGATGGTGGCAGTAGTCAATCAAGCGATTCACCAATAATCACTGGAAATGGACGGCCAGATAAGCCTGACACAACAGGAGATGTATTAAATGGCGTGGAAAATAAGATTAAAGGTAATGAGCCAAACGGAACTTTTTATAACTCAACAAACGGTGCAGGCGTTGGAGCATACCTATGGCAAAAGCAAAATGGACAGTGGACTGTTATATCGGGTGATACAGGTATTAGACGACTATCTAACATTTCTGTAAATATTAAAGAAGGGGCTATTCATTTAAGACGAGTGAATAACAGAGTTGAGTGTTCTTTCTATGCGGGGCGTTGGGACACTATTTCTTTTTACGGGAGCAGTAATCCTAAATTCACGAGGAAAAATCACGCCAAGCGAATGGATATTTTACCCCCTCCGAGAATACCAGTTGGCTTCCGTACACGCACGCCTATTATGCTTCCGTTTTATAGCGATGACGGCGATGAAATTGCTACTGTATATGTTGCTAGTATAGGCGATAGAGCTTATATTGAGTTAAGATTTAGGGATAAAGTACCAACAACAGACCTTGATTATATGCGTCTTCCAGTCGTCAGTTGGATAACTGACGACCCATTCCCTGAAGTTATGCCTTAATTTAAATAAAATGCGGTCAATTTTGGCCGCATTTTGTTACCCCGTTTTTCACACTTCCAACCGCTCGCACTGCCACATTCTCTCGATCACAATAAAGACATTATTTAACCAATAGAAACCATAGGGCTAAAATATGTCTGATGAATATCTCCATGGGGTCAAGGTAACGGAAATTGCCGAAGCCTTGCGAACACTCACCACATCATCCACTGCCGTGATCGGTTTAGTGGCAACGGCAGCAGATGCAGACGCAACTGTTTTCCCACTCAATAAACCCACTCTTTTAACAGGTATCACCGCCGAAGTCCAAGCGAAAGCCGGTAAACAAGGCACATTATCCCGTGCGTTAGATGGCATTGCGGACATCGTGAATTGTAAAGTGGTCGTCATTCGTGTGGAAGAAAACGACGATGAAAGCACCATGAAAGCAAACGTCATCGGAACAGTGGACAGCGACGGCAATTACACTGGCTTAAAAGCGTTCTTGGTATCTGCTGCCGTTTGTGGCGTGAAACCGCGTATTTTCTGCGTGCCGAAGTATGACAGCCAAGATGTCACCACCGAGCTTTTAAGCGTGGCGAAAAAATTGAATGGCTTTGTGTATGCATCGTGCGGTTCAGCAAAAACTAAAGAAGAAGCAGTCACTTATCGCCGTAATTTCTCACAGCGTGAATTAATGCTGATTTTCGGTGACTTCTTGTCATTCAACCCGAACACCAAAGCAACAGAAGTGGATTATGCTGTTGTTCGTGCGGCGGCAATGCGTGCATATCAAGATAAAGAATATGGCTGGCACACTTGCATTTCTAACAAAGGTTTAACTGGCGTCACTGGCGTAACGAAACCGCTTTCATTTGACATCAACGACAGTGCGACCGATGTCAACTATCTGAACGAACAAGGCATCACTTGTTGCGTCAATCACAATGGCTTCAAATTATGGGGCTTACGCACCTGTTCAGCCGACAAGTTATTCATCTACGAAAACTACACCCGCACCGCACAAGTGTTGAAAGACACCATCGCACAATCTTTTGATTGGGCCGTGGATAAAAACATCAGCGTGATGTTGGTGAAAGAAATCGTGGAAGCGATCAATGCGAAATGGCGTGAATATGTGGCGAAAGGTTACTTAATCGGCGGCAAAGCATTTATCAATTCATCACTGAACACCGCCGCAACCTTAAAAGATGCAAAATTGCTTGTATCTTATGATTACTGCCCTGTTCCGCCATTAGAACAATTAGGCTTTAACCAATACATCAGCGATGAATACCTTGTGGAATTCGCCGCAGAGATTGCCAAAGTAGGAGCATAACAAATGGCTTTACCACGTAAATTGAAACTCATGAACTTCTTGGCAGACGGTAATTCTTACCGTGGCCAAGTCACCGAAATCACCCAACCTAAATTGGCAATGAAACTGGAAGAATACCGTGCAGGCGGCATGATTGGTCCAGTGAAAGTGAATTTAGGCGTGGAAGGCTTGGAAGCGCAATTCAAAATGGGCGGTTACATGACCGAACTCATCAAAGAATTTGGCGGAAAAATTGACGGTTCAGCATTACGCTTTGCGGGTGCATACCAACAAGACGACACCGAAGAAGTCACCGCCATTGAATTGATTATGCGGGGTCGTTTCAGCGAAATTGACAACGGCACAAGCAAATCAGGCGATGACACTGAACAAAGCTACACCGTGCCATTAACCTATTACAAAATCATCGAAAACGGCAAAGATTTGGTCGAGATTGATTTGCTCAACTCAATCTTTATTGTCGGCGGCACTGACCGCTTGGCAGAACACCGTTCAGCGATTGGCATCTAATCACCACCTAGCCCCGCAAGGGGCTTTTATTAAATCACTCCCCCACGCTTAAGCGTGGCATTTTTAAAGGTATAAAAAATGAAAAACGAAAACAGCAAAGTGATCACATTAACGAATCCGCTTGTGCGTGGCGAAACTAAAATCACCGAAATCACCGTAAACAAACCAACCGTGCCGGCATTAAAAGGCTTGAAAATGTTTGACGTGTTACAAATGGACGTGGACGCATTACAAGTGTTATTAACACGCGTGACAAATCCTGTGTTGCACAAATCTGACTTTTCAACAATGGAAGTGGCAGACTTCACCGAGCTTGCGGCGGTGTCTGTCGGTTTTTT